GAATTTATCTGATAATAGAGAAAATGTTATTCGTTATGAGTGTGGTCGTGTAAAAGCAGAGCTTAGACCAGATGCAGAAGGTAACATGAAAATATATAAAATTATTGAAGATAAGTACGGCGAGTAATGGAACCTGTAACAATAGCATATATATTTTTTGGAACTTTGTGGGTAGTAGGAGTTTTAACTTACCTTTAATTAAAATTCTCTTGGCTTTTCCATATTAGGAATAGGTAATTTTTCTTCATCTCTTGCTAATGTAGGAATCCACCACACATAAACTTGTTTATTGTCTACTCGTTTTTGAGAATCTCCTCCATTCATATCCTCTTTAATAACATCAATCATTCTCGTTTTACTAAAATTATGAAAATTTCTACGACGTAAAAATCCTTCTAAAGAATTAAGTCTAAAATAAGTTCTACCTTCTTTTTCATCCGTATAAGCTTTATTCATTTTTATATCACCAATTTCATCCCCATCACCTTGTTCTAAAATAAAATCTTCTAAATGGGCTTTAAATCTTCCACGTTTAGTCATAGAAGCGTCTACTTGTTCAACCGTGCAATTAGCTAAAAGATCTATAACATGTAATCTCCAATTCTTTTTTCCTTTTGGTACAGGCCAAATGTTTGCTTGTTCAATACAAGCTTCATGAAATTTCATTTCATTATGTAACTCTTGAGTTGTTAAAGTAATACGTTTAGCGTCTACATTTAAAAAATAAATAGATTCTCCATCACTTTGAATTTTAGTTAAATCACTAATTTTGCTATCCCCTTCTCCCCCAATACCAAAAGGTCGTTGAGAACAAACTGTGCTAACACAATGTTGACACATAGGTTGATCTTTACATTTATATTGATAATCAGTTTTTTCATGTTGACTAACTGTTTTAGTAACTTGTTGTAATCCTAAAGGTCTACTAATATGTGTGTGATTAAATTCTGAAATCTTATCTTGCCATCCCTCAGGATATTTCTTTTTTGCGTAAACAGCAAATTGATAAAGAACATTGTCTCTTCCACCCTCTTCAATTCCTTTTTCAACTAAAGTTTCTAAACAAGGAGGACCATCAGAAAATTCTGAATCTTTATTTTCTTTCTCTATTTTAAAAGATAAGAGATCATTTTTTGAAATTGATTTCTCAACATGTAAAGAAATAAACTCATCCAATGTAGCAGCAGAGCCATCAGCGTTAAAAGCATAACGATTAGTGTTATTACCATTATGATAAGGAAGATTAAGAAAATTTCCAGTATCGCCCCGATCAGCTCTAATTTCAATTTGTTTTGGAAAAATTTCACAATCCGCATAACCTAATTCTCCTGCCCATTCCATAAGAGTGTTTCTCATAAGAGAAGCTAAAATCCACTCTTTTGTAAATAAAAATAAATGAGCCCCTCCACTTTTTGAACGACATACTACTAAAGGTAAATTTAATTTTTGTATATTCTTTATTATTTTTTTATGGTCTAAAGGATAAGTATCTACATCAATACAACCCCACTTACAGGTTGAATCATCTGTAATAGGTATTATTCCAAGGGCAGGTTCTTCACCCTCTAAATGTTTCATCCATAAGGAATCGTGAACCGTTTCTTTTTTTATAAAAGCCTGTCCTCCTAATTTTCCATTAGATTTAGGATCACCACTTTTATATTGACCATAAGCACGGTCAAGTCCCTCAAATATATTTTTTAATTTCTCCCACATATCTTTCATAATAGGGCGACCCAAAAGGGTCGCCCAGTTTAATTAAAAGCCTACGGCTTTACGTTCATTGTCTTCCCCCTCAATTTCTTCAGGAACAGCTATTTTTTCACCTTTAGTAACACTATCAGCGAACTCTTTTGCCATATTGAAAAGATTTCTGTTTTCCAACATTTTTTCTTTTTCAATTTCTATCCCAAACCATTTACCAAAGTCATTGCCTTCTTCAATCGTTGTTAAACGATAGAGATGACTATAACTTGGTGGAGTAAAAGGTCCATTAGCACCTTGCAGTTTAATGTTCAACATCATTGAATTCCACTTCCTACTCTTTTTTAATTGAGTAGATTTAAGCGTAATTAAAGCTGGTTGACCTAAACCTTGATTTTCATCATCAACAACAATGACAAAATGATTAGCAGCAGTTTCAACATAATTACCATTAGATAATCTATCTTTTCTCTGCTCATCACGAGTTGTCTTACTTAGTATATCGCTATTAGCGTCATACACAGCAACAGGAGAACCAGTTCCCTGACCTCTATCTTGCCATTCTACATATTGACGTTGATATGCTACAGGAAGAATAAGGATACCTTTAGAGCCTTCATAGACTTTATTATTAACTGTATCCAGGATCATTCCTGCTTTAGCACCATCCACGGTATCTAAATCTGGACTCATCTTTTGAAGAATCTTTAGACGTGGTGTTGCTAAGTCTTCTTGTGAAACGGTTTCAAGACCAGCTTTCGCCACAGACTCAAAATCGTTTGCTCCAATAGTCGCTGGAAGAGGATTATCCTTCTTCGCAGGGGCTTTGGAGGCTTTTCTTTTCTTGACTACCATATTGCCTCCTAACGGTTGTCGTATTATCTTATTGTCGTATTTTCACTTTTTTGCGTATGAATACGCCAAATTCATCAGGTACAGCATTACCACTACGAATGCGTTCTCCAACGAATGCTTTTAAAGTTTGCGGGTGAATTTTCTGCGAGTGATCCACAGGCAAACCTTGTCCTTCTAACTGTGACTTTAGATCTAGAGCACCATCATTCTCTCCACGACCAAAAGCTACAGAAACTTCATTTTTAATTATATCATCTAATCCTTTTTCTTTCAGCCAATTAAAACAAAAATCTTTATTAGCCTGAGTTATACTAGCATGATAACTTTCTGTAATCTCTATTTTTTGACCGTCTTTTAATTTTAAAGAAGTCAAATTATTTTCTTCCATTACCGCAGGGATTTCTTCATTTTCCAATTTGAATTCTCTTTGCGATAATTCTTTTTTCTTTTCTTCTAGTTGTGCCAAGTCCGCTCTTACTTCTACAAGTTCAGAACACTTTTGGCCTAAAGATGATAAAGCATCATCTCCAACTTTACCTAAATGATCAACTACTTGTTGTTCCATTTCTTGCATTAAATTTCTAACCATCTAAATTTCTCCTTTGTTGTATAGATCAAATTCTATAGGGTAGTATGTAGCCTCAATCTTATCCCACTTCAAGCATTTATATCGCCCTCGATTAAAATCGGAAGCAATAGAACATGCTAAACCAATAGCTGCAGGATCTCCAATAAGTAACAAATAGTCTTCATCACAAAAATCTTTTAACTTTGTCTTCAACTTTCTTACAGTTGGAGCTGCACTTAAAACAATTTGTGATCCTTCAGGAAGCAACAACTTTAATTCACCAAATTCTTTGGCGCTTAAAATATTTCTTCCTTTAACTTCTTGCACTACATAAACTGCCATATTTCTTTTCTTTCTAATATATTTATTACTAATAATCTATTGCAATAAATTTTGCAATCATTTATATGGGATAAATAGAAATTAAGAAAATAATGAAGTATAAATTTAAAACGAAGCCTTTTAGGCATCAAATGGATATATTAAAAAACTCCTGGAATAAGGAGAATTATGCCATTTTTGCTGATATGGGAACAGGAAAATCTAAGGTTATTATTGATAATATAGCCATTCTCCATGATAAAGGAAAAATTAATGGGGCTCTCATTGTAGCTCCTAAAAGTATTATAGGAAACTGGGCAAAAGGAGAAATACCTACTCATATGCCGGAGCACGTAGCATATCATACTGTTCTTTGGTCTCCTTCTACTACTAAAAAACAAGAAGAATTACTTAAACCTCTTTCTTTAATAACTGAAGATTTAATTATTTTTGTTATTAATGTTGAAGCTTTAAGTACTTCACGAGGTGTAGAAGTTGTAAATAAATTTTTATTAACTCATCAGACTTTTATGGCTATTGATGAATCTACTACTATTAAAAATCCTAAAGCTATTCGTACTAAACATATTATTAATATGAAAGATCAGGCTAAGTATAGACGAATTATGACAGGAATGCCTGTTACCAAAACTCCTCTAGACTTATACTCACAATGTTATTTTTTAGATCCTTATCTTTTAAATTTTTCATCTTATTATGCTTTTAAAGCACGATATACCGTTACACGAAAAGTTCATTTACCAGGTCGTCATTCTTTTGATCAAGTTTTAAAATACATTAGACTTGATGAATTAAACTCTACATTAGAAAAGTTTTCTACAAGAGTTCTTAAATCTGATTGCTTAGATTTACCTGAAAAAATTTATTTAAAACGTCATGTTCAGCTTACGCCTGAACAACAAAAAGCTTACCTAGAAATGAAAAAGTATGGGGTAAGTTTATTGGATAAAGGTCAAACAATGTCTGCTGTTAATGCTTTATCTCAACTTATCAGGCTGCATCAAATTACATGTGGTCATGTTAAAACAGATGACCATCAAACCAGGACTATTAAAAACAATAGAATAGATGAATTATTATCTGTCTTAGAAGAAACAAATGATGAAAAAGTTATTATATGGGCAGTATATCGGTATGATATTCAAGAAATAGAGAGGCAACTTAAAAAAAAATATGGAGTTGAAAGTGTGGCTACATTTTATGGCGATACTAAGTCTGAAACTAGACAAGAAATTGTTAATGAGTTTCAGGATAAAGATTCTTCTTTAAGATTTTTTATTGCTAATCCTCAGACAGGGGGTTATGGTTTAACTTTAACGGCTAGTCATACGGTTATTTATTACAGTAATAGTTATGACTTGGAAATTAGAATGCAATCCGAGGACCGCGCCCACCGTATTAGTCAGACAGAAAAGGTTACATATATAGATTTAATAGCTGAAAAAACTGTTGATGAAAAAATTGTAAAAAGTTTGCGTAATAAAATTAATTTAGCAACGGAAGTATTAGGAGAGGAGATGAAACAATGGCTCGTGTAGCAGGAACACCAAATGGTTTAACAAAAAGAAAAGACGATCCAGAGGTAACTTATACTAAAAGAAAATGTCTTAACTGCAAAACAGAATTTGACAGTTGGGGAGTTGGAAATAGAATTTGTAATAAGTGTAAGACTTCGGATATTTATAGGAGTTATAGTAACTCAACGAATGTGAGGTTTTAATGGCTAAAAAATCTTTAGAAGAAAAATTAATTCGTAAAAAAATAGATTTAGATAAAAAAGCTTTAAGAGAACCACGCACTGCGCAGGATTTTAAAGTAAGACAAGACTGGGAAAGAGTTCGCAGAATTTTAATTAAAAGGTATGATAGGATAGATTAATGATAATAAATAAAAAATATAAATATAAAGACTTTAAAAGAATAGATGGAGCAGAACGTTTTTATAGTTTTGGAGCGCTTAAAGTTCCTTCAGTAACAACTATCCTTAAAAAAACTCAACCTAAAGAAAAACAAGATTCTTTAAAAAAATGGAGAGAAAGAGTAGGAGAAGCGGAAGCTGAAAAGATAAGAGATAATGCTGCAGCTGTAGGAACTGCTCTTCATAAATGTTTAGAGAAATATATTTTAGAAAAAGGAAATTTAAAATATTTTGATGACACTCCAGTTGGAAGACAGGCTAGAGAAATGGCAAACATTATTATTGGAAGATCTTTTTTTAACATAGATGAAGTATGGGGTTGTGAAGTTCATTTAGCAGGAGAAAATTATGCAGGGACCACAGATGCTGTTGGAATATTTGATGGTGAACCTGCTATAATTGATTTTAAACAAACTAATAAACCTAAAAAAGAAGAATGGATTGAAGATTATTATCTGCAGCTGTCGGCTTATGCTATGGCGCATAATTATATGTTTAGCACAAACATTAGCCAAGGCTATATTTTAATGTGTAGTCGAGATGGATATTTTCAACAATTTCATTTAACTCCAGAAATGTTTCCTACATACTGTGATAAATGGAAAAAACGTTTAGAAATTTATTATGATTAAATTTATTTTTGGTCCTCCAGGAACAGGAAAGACAACTACACTTCTTAATATTGTTAATGAAGAATTATCTCAGGGGACATTACCTAACGAAATAGGTTATTTTTCTTTTACTCAAAAAGCAGCGAAGGAAGCAATTAACAGAGCGGTAAAAAAATTTAATAAGAAACATAAAGATTTTCCTTATTTTAAAACACTGCATGCTTTAGCTCGTTTTTGTTTACACCTGGATAAAACTTCTATTTTACAAGATGATGATTATGAAGAATTTTCAGATTTAATTGGAATGCATATTTATAATCCTACTTCTTCTTTAGAAGAATTTGGGGCTACTTTACATGATAATGAATATCTTTCTCTTATTGATCGTTACAGAGTTAAACAAACTTCTCTTGAAGAAGAGTTTAAAAAACATGGTCATTTAGATGGAGGATGGCAAAAATTAGATAAGTTGGATAGAGGATTTAAAGAATTTAAAAGAGCTCGTACATTATTTGATTTTACGGATATGCTTGAGGGATTAATTATGGAAGAGGATAAAATTCCTTCTTTTAAAGTTCTTATTATTGATGAGGCACAAGACTTAAGTTTTCTTCAATGGAAGTTGGTAGATAAATTAATTGAACGTTCAGAAAAAGTTTATATTGCAGGTGATGATGACCAGGCTATTTATCAATGGGCAGGAGCGGATGTTAATGCTTTATTATCTCGTGCTAACAGAGAGGGGAGTATTAAAGATGTTTTAAAACAATCTTATCGTATTCCAGCTTCAGTTCATCCTTATGCTATTTCTCTTATTAATAGAAATAAAAATAGAGAACCTAAGATCTGGAATCCTTGTAAGGAAAAAGGATTAATAAAATTTCCTAATTATAAAGACTTATCTTTATTTAAAGAGGGTCAATGGTTGTTATTAGCACCTACGGGTTATCATTTAGATAAAATGTGCAGTGACATGAGAAATCAAGGAATTTATTTTAAAAGAAAAGGTTTCTTTTCTGTCTCTCAAGAATCTATTGACGCTATGTTTGCTTGGCAAAAACTTCAACAAGGAGAGAGATTATTTCTTGATGAAGTTAAACTTGTATATAAATATATTAGTTCCAAAACAGGACTAAAATGGGGAGCAAAAAAACTTTTAGGGGTTACAGAGGACGAAACTTTAACTTATGAAGATTTAAAAGGGCAGCACGGCTTACTTATTTCGGTTGAAACACCGTGGCACGCGGCTTTGGATCGAATGAGTGAAAGAGAACAACGCATGATTAATTCATTATTAAAGAAAAAAGAAGATCTTAAAAAACCCCCAAGAATAACAGTTTCTACAATTCATGGAGCAAAAGGTGGCGAAGCTGACAATGTTATGTTATTAACGGATATATCAAGAAAGGGATTAGAAGAATATTATAAAAACAGTGAAGAAATGAGAAGAGTTTTTTACACAGCAATGACAAGAGCAAAAAAACAATTACATGTTGTTGCACCTGAAACAGAAATAGAATTTGGAGAGATACGTTATGACCATCAAAAGCGCCAAAGATAAACAAGTTAAAGGTCATCATTACAAGGACTGTAAAATTCAACCTATTGATTATATTGTTGATAATGGTCTTGGTTGGTGTGAAGGAAACATTGTGAAGTATGTAACGAGACACAATAAAAAAGGAGAAGGAAGAAAAGACATTGAAAAAGTAATTCATTACGCAGAACTTTTATTGGAGAAACATTATGGAAAACGTTGAATGGCTACCTCCTGAAAGAATTCCAGATCTTTCAGATGCAAAAGAAATAGCAATAGATTTAGAAACTCACGATCCTGGAATTAAAACTAAAGGACCAGGGTGGGCTCGTAACGAGGGAAAAGTTATTGGCGTTGCCATAGCTGTTGAAGGATGGAAAGGATATTTTCCTGTGGCTCATGAAGGTGGTGGAAATTTTGATGAAAATTTTTTTAAAAAATCTTTAAAAAAAATATTAGATCTTCCGTGTGATAAAGTGTTTCACAATTCATCTTATGATGTGGGTTGGTTACGACAATGGGGTTTAGAAACTAAAGGTCGTATTATTGACACAATGATTGCAGCTCCTTTAATTGATGAAAATAGAACCTCTCAAGGGAAAAATTATAGTCTTAATGATTTAGCTAAAGAATATTTGGGCGAACGGAAAAAAGAAGATGAACTATATTCAAAAGCATTAGAACACGGTGTGGACCCAAAAGGGGAAATGCATTTGTTACCATCCATGGTAGTAGGACCGTATGCAGAAAAAGACGCAGAGTTAACATTAAAATTATGGAATGTATTTAAACCAGAAATTATAAAACAAGAACTACATAATATATTTAATTTAGAAACGGATCTTCTTCCTCTTCTTATTGATATAAAATGGAAGGGAGTAAGAGTAGATTTAGAAAAAGCAGATCAAATAAAAAAAGATTTAGCTAAAAAAGAAAAGTCTATTTTACAAAAAATAAAAAAAGATACAGGAGTGAATGTAGAAATTTGGGCAGCTTCTAGTGTAGCCAAAGCTTTTGATTCCGTAGGCTTAAGTTATTCTCGTACAGAAAAAACTAATGCACCAAGTTTTCATAAACAATTTTTAGTTAATCATTCTCATGATTTACCAAAGATGATTGTAAACGCTAGGGAGATTAATAAAGCAAGAACAACTTTTATTGATTCTATTTTACGACATGAACATAAAGGAAGAATACACGCTGATATTAATCAATTAAAAACTGAAACAGGTGGAACGGTTTCGGGAAGACTTTCTATGCAACATCCTAATTTACAACAGATCCCGGCTCGTCATCCAGAACTTGGTCCTCTTATTAGAAGTATTTTTATTCCTGATGAAAATTGTACTTGGGGAAGTTTTGATTATTCTCAACAAGAACCAAGAATATTATTACACTTTGCTGCAGGTATTAACGGGGGAAAAGGTTTGAGGGGAACTCAAGAATTAGTAGATCGTTATCATCAAGAAGACCCAGACTTTCATCAAGCTGTAGCAGACATTGCTGGCATTGATAGAAAAACAGCTAAAACAATTAATTTAGGTTTGTCTTATGGAATGGGTAAACTTAAATTAGGAAATGAATTAGGATTAAACAAAGAAGAAACAGATGTTTTATTTAAAAAATATCATGCGCAAGTTCCTTTTTTAAAAAAATTAACTGAAGAGGCTATGCACTGGGCAAATAGTAGTGGTTACTTAAGAACTTTAGAAGGACGTAGATGTCGTTTTGATTTATGGCAACCAGCAACTTTTGATTTGCAAAAACCTCTTCCTTATAAAGAAGCACACCAGGAATATGTATTAACTCAGCGAAAAGGACTTAAGAGAGCTTTTACTTACAAAGCGCTCAATAGATTAATTCAAGGAAGTGCTGCTGATCAAACAAAAAAAGCAATGTTAGCACTTAAAAATGCAGGGATAATTCCTCAAATTCAAGTACATGATGAATTAAATTTATCTATTCCTTTAGATAATAAGGAAGAAGTAATTAAAATAGTTAAAGATTTAATGGAAAATTGTATGGAATTAAGAATTCCCTCTAAAGTTGAACCAAAATTAGGAGATTCATGGGGTTATCTAACGAAGCACACGCCTACGCGGCAGGATTAATAGACGGAGAAGGCTATGTGGCTGTTGTCAATAGACCTGATAGGAGAGCTGGAACACCTGTTATTTGCGTAGAAATGACCTCTCACGAAGTTATTATCTATCTCAGGGATACATTTAACTTGGGAGCTATTCACAGGTGTAAAAAACGAGAAAAACACCATAAACAATCTTGGAAGTGGCAAGTTAAATATCGTCAGGCTCATAGTGTGGCTAGAAAAATTTACCCTTATTCCATAGAAAAAAAGGATAAAATATACTGTATTTTGCAGTATTATCCTGAAAATGCTTGATTTTTAAACTTATATATCCTATATAATCCCATCAGAAATGAGAGGTTAATATGACTGATACAACTAAATATAAATCAGTAGCTGTGAAAATAGATACTCACAAGTTACTGAAAGAAATTGGCGGTAAAGACTTTAGATCGGTTTCTGGAGTTATAGAATGGTTAGCCGCTGAAGAAACAAAACGGAGAAAGAAGAGGAAAAAATGAGTACGACACAAGAAAGTCCATATGGAATAGTAAAAAGAACATGGGATGTAGAAAGAAAGGCTAAAGAAATTAAATCAGCTTTAGAAACTATTATAGCTGCAGCTCATGGGAAAAATGCTGAAGATGTGGATGAGGCTACAAAAATTGTAGAAAAAAACTTAATAAAAGATAACGGAATCGTTGATATAATGATTGCGGCATCAGATTGGAGGGCAAGAAATGACTAAACAAATAAAATTTAAAAATTTATTTGTGTATGGCACATTAAAAGAAAAAGGTGCTTTACATGATCATTGGCTTAAAGATCAAACATTTATGGGTACTTATTACACGGAACCTAATTACTTTATGTTTGATTATGGGCCTTTTCCTATAGTTTTTCCTGTTAAAAAAGGAACGGGTCAAACTATTGAAGGGGAAATTTTTGAAGTAGAAAGTAAGGTTTTTGACCGTGTTTCTGCAATGGAAGAAGGAGCTGGTTATGAAGTTAACCAAGATGTTTTTCTTTCTAAAGGAGGAGCAATACACCGTATGGCTTCAATTTATGTATATCCTGCTAAATTTCTTAAATTTGATGGAGAAATCAAAAAAGGAGTTGTAAGCTGGAATAATGGCACCGTGTCATTGTAATTTTATGAGATATACGATATAGTGCGACACGACATAAAATAGGAGGTCTGTAATGGCTGACGTAACTAAAATCGTGTCGCACGTATTAAATGTACCAGGAGAAGAAAACGTATTAGTTAATTATACGGATGGTACAGAAATAAAATTTTCTTTAAAAGAATGGCAACAAATTATAAGTAAAGGTAAAGAAGCTTTAGCTTTTATTTCGTGCGACGAAGATTATAAAAATTTATTAGCTCACGATAAAAAATATTAAGCGCTGCAAGCTTCGCATTCTTCATCAAGAATAGTATCTTTATCTTCTAGAACAATTTGATTTATATTAGTTCCAGGAGGAAGATCATTAACCATTTCTACTTTTATTTGATTAGGTGATTTTTCCGATTCTCCATAAGATTTTTTCCCCCATCCTTTTTTCTCCGTAGTAGGTGGAACTGGTGGTTGAAAAATTTCTGATTTTTTTTCTTCAGATGAAAACAAGGCTAATTTATATTTTTCTTCTAATACTTTTACTCGGTTGGCTAAGTAAGCGGTTGCTCTTAAAGCGTCTTCATATTTTTTACGGGATACACAGTCACAACTCTCACCGCATTTACACTTGTTTTCCATTTTTTCTCCTTTGATTGTAATTTTGGGTGAGAATTAATTTAAACATGTCCACCAAATATATCAAGAAAACAATTTTAAATATTTTGCTTGACAACCAATTCTTCGCGTTTTGTGATCCAAGGTCTAGGAATAATAATCCCTCTACCAGCATTTTCATCATGCACATCCAAACAACCAATAAGAGTTATTTTTTCATTTGTTTCTTCTAACACCCATCCTACACTTTCAACCGCTAATAAAGTTTTTTCTTTAATTTCCGGAATAGTGTGCCACCCTGTATCAATATCGGTAGCGTCTAACCAAGTTATTTTGACAAGTGGAAAGTTCATTTCTTTACAATTCCTACATTAAAATTAACAGCAACAGAAATTCTATTCTTCTCACTTTTATTTAAAGCAACTCTATGTGGAAGCCATGCAGGGAAAAGTAATAAGTCATGATCCTGAGGAATAAGTTCAATATTTTGTGCATTCATATAATTTGGTTCGCCTATTAAAGGATGATACTGTACTGCTCCTGGTCTTGGATCACAAAAAATAATTGGGCCTTGTTCGGCTCCGTATGTTTCAACGTAATACACAGCTGATAAAACACAGTTACCATGCACATGAGTATTATTAGATCCTCCAGGAGGATTAACATTGGCCCACGCACCGCCTTCGGAAAAAAATTTTCTTTTCTCCATTTTCCACCCCAACGCTTCAGCGTATATAGGAGCAAAATCTGTTGCAATAATATTTGTTAATTTTTTTAATTTTCCTTTGTGTGTTGGTTGAGAATGCCAACCACCCATATTCGATTTAATAACACCTGGATCTTTATCCATCCATTCTAAAATTTCTTGTCTAACTTCATCATTAATAGATTTATATTTTTCTTTTAAATTAAAATGCATTGCCAGGGTGGCAAACATTAATTGACCATTCATTTTAGGTTTAGGCTCCAGAACTACCTCCTGTTGGAAATGCTTTTACATTAAAAGAAATACAACGTCTTTCTCCTTTACCACGAAATGGCATTACCGAATGACCAAGCCAAGCTGGAAACAAATACATATGCCCTACTTCAGGAAGTTTATTTTGTGTCATTCCAAAACGAAGTGACATAGCATCATATTCCCTGTTGTTATGAAAGGTTAACCATCCATCTGGTTCGGATTCTTTTTTAATTTGTGGAGGAACGCGTAAATAAATTATGCCGGAAAGAGTGCCACTATGAGTGTGAACAGGGTTGTAATCTCCAGCGTACTGAGATACAATCCAGCCTTTTTGAAAAGTTAAATCAAAAGTTTTCCACATATTTATAGCTCTACCATCAAGTAAAGCACTTCCTTCAATGTAACCTTTACATGCTTCTAAAATTCCTGTTTCGACAAATTTTTTAAAATATCCTTGTCTAGGAACAGCAATCTGCTGCCCTTCATGAATTTTTCCTGCTAACTGTCCTGAGTGATCTTCTTTGTCTTCAGCGTGTAGAAGTTCGGTTGTTATCATATCCAGTTGAACAATCACATCTTCTGGTAAAACAATGTGACAGATAGGAAGAGGAAATAAATATTCTATCTTCGCTTGGACTGTAGTCTCATCCGTCTTATCTTGAGCCATTCAAACCTCCTTCCAATTAAAAAACCTAAAGCAAAAACTGCTCCGATTGCTATAATATGCCAAAAAATCATGTTATTGGTGTCCTCCATTTTTTTGTTATGTTCTTATCTTGAGTAGGCATTATCCATGAAGGAAATGCATTCGAAGATAAAAGTAAGGGCTCGTCCCCCATCTCTTGTGCATAACGTGATAATCCTTTTTTCACTCCTATTTCTGCAAAATCATCTCCTGTTATAATCCCTGCTGGTTTTAATTTTTTCCTCCAGGCTTTTATATCTTGATACACATTTTCTTCATCATGTGCTGCATCAATCATCACAAAATCAAGAGATCCATCTTTATAATCTTTGGCAGCTTCCACAGATGTTTTGCGTACTATGTTAATAATATGTTTTACTGGTTTAATATTTTTTAAAAATTGTCCGTACAAATCTTCTTTTTTTAAATTAGATAGTTGATAATAAACATTTTCATCTATCTTCCCTTCTTGAAATTTTTGTTCTATTTCTTCTTTTGATAAATTATGTTCCCACGATCCTTCCCAGGTATCCACGCAATCAAATCGTATTTTCTTTCCCGTGTTATGAATGTTTGTTGCCATGTAAGCTGAACTTCTTCCTTTCCATGATCCTACTTCCACAAAGTGAGCACCATCTTCAAACCAGGCTAAAGCTCTATCATAAACATCAGCATAATTAAACCATCCTTGAATATTAAAATAAAAATGATTTATTTTTTGTTGATTGTCCACGGTATTCCCTTCTCTTCCATTTCTTTAATAGCATCTTTTAAATCATCATTTTTTCTGAGTAAAGATATTGTTTTAATTTGTTCTTGGAAGTTTCCTGTAAATTTAGCCCCTCCTTCGTGACGCATGTTTGCTGTACATAATGCCCAAATCTCTCGGCCCACGGCCCTTACCCGTTCACAAAACGCAAAATCTTCGCCAAGTCTGTGTCCTGATGGGAGGGTTAGGACATCAAAAAAACCGAAAAGGTTTTTAGTTTTGTGAACATCAAGGTAGGGCTTTACCCTTTGCGGATATGGTGCTGTAACTAAGGAGGAAAATACTTCACGGTTAATCAGCATCATTCCCGTTGGAGCTCTTTTTACACGGAGAAAACCTTCCTTATCAGGAAGGAGATTGTTAGTGCCCCAATTTCCAGCTGATTCATCCCCACCATCTAAGTTATCTTCAAAGACAACATTGTAGGTTAAACCAGCTGTTGAATAATCCGCTTCGGGATCCTGTGTCATTCTAAATTCCTGCCACGCCCAGTCGATTGATTTATTCGGGTAGGGCGCGACAGCGACATCCTTGTCCGCTTTTAAAAGCTTCTCCAGGGTTTCCACTCCAAAGGCAACGTCAGCGTCGACGAAAAGTAAATGAGAATAATTGGCGTTGTCATTAAGGAATTCTGCTACACATTTATTTCTCGCTTCTGTAATGATAGCATTGTTACCCAACCAGTAAAAACGTAAAGGAATATTGTTGGTCGCAGCCCACGACTGTACATTGATCATGGACTGCATAAAGTCTACAGTGACAAGGTTCCCAAAACAAGGAGCTGTTATGAAAAGTGAATGAGGAGAAATAGAATCAGGCTTCTTCCGTAATTGGTTTAACCCTTTTGTCGACATTAGCCCTCCTATATTTCTTTTTATTCTTTACTACTCTTAAGCGATAAAGAGGAGTAAACAAATCCTTTGCCACCGGATTAGAATTTCTTTTTATCCTATTTTTTTGTAATTTCCCATCTAAATTTTGGTTCTTTGACATTTTCTTGTTTTTCCCTTCCTGACCTAGTTTGCCAACCCTTGAGATGATCTCCAAATCCCCTGGTAGCCCCTATCATGCGCCATCCTGTGGCGCGAACGGATCCTCCGTCCTCTTTTTCGAATGTATAGGTAATCATTCGTTTTCCGCCCATTTGTTGCCATATTCTCCAGCAACGTCCATAAAGGAAGCTGCAAGCGTTCTTTGGAGCGTCTGGTTTGGCGCAAAGCCTCGTAATTTCGGACGTCAGTCCGTTGTCCAGCTTCCTTGCTACTGGTCTGCCCACTATTCCTACAGCTACTAGGTCCGAATTACTGATACAACCGACCGCGAACCGCGCACCTTGTACTCTTTTATTATGCCTGTGATATTTTTCAACAAATTCATTGGCAGCCCTGATGGTGATGGGAATAATTTCTAAAGTCAGAATTTCTCCTATATAGTTATGTCAGAATTATTTTATAAAATATTTTTAAAGATTTGAAAATATCATTCAACATATTCAACATTAATAAATAATGTATATATTCTGTCATTTATAGCAACAAATATAGTGTTGAATGTACTTTTATTCTATTCAACACATTCAACAACACTTTTCACTTTTCATTGAAATATAAGGAAATATATATAAAATTACTCTGATATATCTATATAGGAAAAATTAATGAATTTATCTCAAGACATGTATGAAGCTTTGGCTTTAAGATATAGAGCCATTATTGCTGAATCTAAAGCGACTATTAATATTTATTTTGCTAATCCTGTTGGGATTGGGGAACATCCTCAGCACCTAGAAGAAATTGATAAATTATGTGAAAAAATTGCTGGAGCGGAAGATAAATTGAGTGTGTTGCAAAGACATTTTGATCAATATGCCAAAATATAAAAAAACTGAAAAACTTACACCTATGCAACTTCGTTATGCTCATAACTTAGTATTTGGTGAAGGTAAAATTACAGGGGCTGAAGCTGCTCGTCAGGCAGGATATTCTGAAAAAATTGCAAGACAAGTATCTTATCAGCTTCAAAACCCTAATCAATACCCAAAAGTTGTAACTTACATAAAAGAATTAAGAGAAGAACAACAAAGAAAAAATGAAACAAATTTAGGTGTACATATGAGAGATCTTAAAGAATTAAGAGATGGTGCTAAAGATAGTGGGCATTGGTCTGCAGCTGTGAATGCAGAAAAAATTAGAGGTCAGGCTGCAGGGTTACATGAAAAAACAACAACTGTTTTACATGGAACTATTGATGCTATGAGTAGAAAAGAAGTAGAGGAGCGATTAAAAGAAATTGTTAATTTTCACTCCCCTTTGATAGATCATATTACTGTTGAAGATGTTACTTCTAAAAAATCTCTTAAGAAGTAATTTTTTCAATCAATCTTGCTAATTTTTCCATTAACCAATACATAACTCCCCTTTTCCTTTCTTTTTGACATTTACAAATTACATAGGATTCTTCTAATTCCCATCTAACTATAAAAAAACCTTTATTATCACAAATACGGCACATTTAAATACCTCCAAAGTAATCCTCTCTTAAAATTAAAATTATTTCTTTTAGTTTTTCTGTATAAAAAGGATCTTCAGCATATCCTTCTAATGCATCTATAAGTTTATCATAATCAACTTGTCTTGTAAAAAATACTTGTTTAACTCTTTCCTCTCTAAACTTTTCAAAATGACTTCCTGTGTTTAATAAATTTACATAATCATAAACTGACTCACATTTTCTTCCGTATGTTTTCATTAAAACATTAGAATTTAATGACTTAATATGAGGTTCGGTCGGGTCAGTTTGAATAATGCCATAAAAATTATTGGCTTCTCGGGCAAAACGACTTTCTCCCCAATTTGATTCAAGAATAGCCTGTGCTGTACTAATCAGCACAGGTACTCTTTTTGCGGGAGGAACACTTGTGTTAACAACTATTGTGCACTCCGCAATACCTCTTACAAACAGTTGTTGTTTATCAGTAGAATATTCAAAGTCAAAACTTTGTAGTAAAGTACTGCATAAAGTTAATAGTGTTGCACAAATTTCCTTCATCATAGAAGTCTACTCTCTTTTCAACCTCGTGTCCAGATTCCACATGTCAATATCAACTTTAACAATACGACCAGCTTCATCTTTGTATCCCCAAACTTGATATAAACCATCACCCCATCCAGTTAAAAAATGAACGGATGCTCCCGGCATTTTACTTTGGGGAAAGTTTGAAGAATTAACACCTTTTTGATTTTTTTGAGAAATATCATTATAACTAAAAGGTGTTGCCTTGGATTGAGGATCATAATCTTCCTTATTCCAATGCTCGTCAAGTCGACAAGGGTCAACTATCATTAATTGACCACTATCAACTGCAACATGTCCTAAACTAACTCTTTCCATATTTACCTCCTTATTTATGATCATACAGATTAATATTTGCTTTAGTTTTGGCTCTGATTGTTTTCTGACAAGGAATACAACCAGAAAAGTATGTTCCATCTTTTCTTTGATAAAACATACGATTAGGTTTTAATTTTCTACACACATAACAAGTTTTGCTCTTTTCTGTTTTGCGTAAAGGAGCTGACCTTGATACTACAGGTGTAGGTTTAATTGGCATTTCCGGAAATATAGAAGCTTTTCTGGATGCCAATCTTTTAAAAAAATCAACCATATTTTTCTGAGAATTTCTTAATTTAAAAGTAGTATTTCCCATTTTATATGTTTTGAATCTTGTTCCATTTTCTGGAGCATTTTTCACTAGAACCATTAGGCGTTCCAACCAAAAGTTTTTATTTGGATCTTTGTATTTTCTTATAGTCCAATGATATCCTCCTCCTTCATGTTTAAGTGCGTTACTCATTTTTCCTCCTCTTCGAAATACATTTTATCAACTTCAGCTGTTGCCATTAAAGTTGCTAATTGATAAGAAAAAACATCATATGTATCTTTTTTAAAAGTAACTTTAACCGCAATAGTTTTTGTGTTATCTTTATTTTTTATATGCCAAGTCCAAACTCCGTTTTCGCAAGTGGCGTCATATTTATCAAAATTAATTTTCATAATTTCTTCCTTTCTAAATTATCCCATTTATTTACAATAGTTTAATCACAATGTCAAAAGAATCTTTGTTTTGGAAATCCTTGAAAAACAACATAAATGATGTTTTTTGGACAAGAATTGAAAATAGAGCTGGGGGTGGAATTCCTGATGTTTTTGGCTGTTATAATGGGGTGCCAATTTGGATAGAATTAAAGCAAACAAAATATTACAAAGTGTTACTATCGCCTTTACAGGTAGCGTGGCATCAAAGATATGCCAAAGCTGGCGGAAACTCTTATATTTTTGTTAAAAAACAGTCCGAGAGCCTCTTAAAGAGATCTCTCTATTTATATAGAGGGAAAGACTCCCTTATATTAGCGAAAAATGGTTTAAAACACCCTTCCCTTAAAACCTTCCCTTATCCATATGATTGGAACGAGGTTCGAGGTTCACTGTTCGAGTAATTACTGAAGTCACTCCCAAAATTACTGAACTACTCCCCCAATAATTACTGAACTAACTCCCTTTCTATATGAATCACCTTCAGCTTTACTATACGTCCTGAGCTCAAGCTGCATCCAGGTGAAGGATCCGCGGGCCCGGCATCAGGAATTACTGAACTCACTCCCCAAGATCTAGTTATTACTGAACTCACTCCCCACTATATCTAGTCTTCTTTATCCATACTTCACCCCAGGCACGTGCAGCAGGTGAATCAGGTGAAGCTGCGCCAGTGCGCAGCTGGTACTTCAGGAATTACTGAAGTAACTCCCACATATTGTAGGTCAACGGTTCGCGAACTACTATATGTAGTATTCTATTATATGAATCAGCTTACGCACGTGCCAGTGCTGCCAGGGACCTGCAGCTGGTAAGCTGAAGTATTTTATTTTACAGCTTGATTATGGGAGAAAATGGGACTATATAGATAAATGCTACTGTGGTCACAGAAGGTTTACCAGCATGTTAGCAGTAGCAGAAGTTACTGAGACAACTCCGCTCTTCCTGAGCGGAGTTTTTTAGAAAGGAATTTAGGTCATGTTATATTATATAATGGAGCTGCTCGCCAGGTTGCTGGAGAAGCTGTCACCGCGGGGATGGTAGACCAGGAATTACTGAGTCAACTCCACGCTTCAAGGAATTACTGAGATGAATCCACCCTTTATGTTATTCTAATTAATAGCTACAGCTTCAGGACATGCAAAGCTAGCAAAGGCAAAAAATCCTGCGGGAACGCTTAAAAAAATCAGCAGAAATAAAAAGTAATTATCCCATGTTTTTAGGTATTATTTCCTTGCGATTTTTTCTTTTTACCCTTACAAAATAAGAATGATTAAAAGTTTAAAAAATTCAATAGTACAAGGACATAGTTTTACGAGGTGTCCGTCTTTTTTAAATTAGTAGATTGTTACTCTTTAACATTGTGAATAAGAAATAATATTTTTTCAAGCGACTTTCTTTTAATTTTAGAAATAGAAAGTGAGGGCTTTATGCCTAACGAAGAAGCAGAAAGTAATACGACTAGGTGCGAATGGTGTACTCAAGATGTACCAAATGCAACTATTTCAGATAATGACTTTTGGAATTTATCAAATGTTTGTATTACTTGTAACGATAATGATTTTCGTTATTCTGAAAGATGTGATGTTTGGGTTGCCAATGATGATTGGAATAACGAAGAACATGATTATCAAGACGAAGATTATGACGAAGATTATGACGAAGACGAAGAAAGAGATGAATATGTACTTAACTACAGCAGACGAGTGAATTCAAAAGTTTTTCGAATGAAATACGAAAAACCTAATTTACATGAATTGACTATTGGTGTTGAAATAGAGGTACAATTAAAACAATCTTCAGACCTAAGTAGAAACGATATTGCCTACAGTTTACAAACTGACATTTTAAAAGACTTTGTTATTTGTAAAGAGGACGCAAGTATCGGCTATGGTTTCGAAATTGTTTCTAGTCCTGCGACTTTTGATTATCATAAGTATAAATGGAATAATTTTTTTAATTCAGAAGAAATTAATAATTTAAAATCTTATAAAGATAATTCAACGGGGTTGCATATTCATGTCGGACAAAGTTTTTTTTCTAGGTTGGCTGTTGGTAAAATGCTTTATTTTATTAATAGTAAACAAAATGAAAAGTTTCTGGATTTAGTTAGCGGACGAAAACAAACTAACTATTGTTATAGAAATTCATCTTTAAAAATTAAAGATGTAAAAACTTATAGAGATAGAGGTGCTTTAAATATCTTTGTCCACCATTCGCCAACGCATGAGTTTAGATTGTTTAACGGCAATATTAAAAAAGCATCTTTCTTTAGATGTTTAGAATTTGTCGTTGCATTGTCTAACTTTGTAAAAAACGAATGTTCTACAATTAATCCTAATTATATAGACTTTATTTCATATGTTAGGGTTAATAATTTTCATTATCCTTATCTTACAAATTGGTTGTTAGATAAGAAATATTTACAAAACATAAAACATAAGACAATGTTTTATGACAAAAAGAAAGCGAGAAAAGTATGTGTTTAATAATAGTAGGCAATAAAAATAATGTTGTTAAAGAAAGAACAATATTAGAAAATGCATTAACAAGTAATTCAGACGGCTTTGGTTTAATGTATTTTAAAAATGACGAGGTTATATCTAAAAAAACTTTAAGCAAAGATTTTAAAGATGTAACAAATTTAATTCAATCTGTATTTAATGATATTGATGAAGATAGTAAATTGGGATTGCATTTTAGATTTGCGACACAAGGGACAAAAGATAAAATTAATTGTCATCCTTTAACTGTTCTTTCAAAAGAGGAACACGGTCGTTCAATCAAGTTAATGCATAATAGCCCAATGCTACCAACTGCAATAATTGATAAGGATAGGTCGGATACTCATCAGTTCGTTAAGTATTATCTTCGTCCCGTTTTAAAATCTAATCCAGATTTAATTTATAATCAAAAATGGTTAGAACAATTAAATCGAGATGTAGATAATTCAAGGTTAGTATTTGCAGACGGCAAAAGTAAAACTTTTGTTTATGTAAATAAAAAACTTTGGACGAAGAAAAATAAAGTCTGGTATTCAAATGAGAATAGTTTTGAATCTAGAACATTTGGGTTTAATTCTGGTTATAGTTATGGAAATTATAAAAGTAATTATGACTTTTGTTATGAAGACGATAACAAAGAAGACTTAAATTATAATACTAAACAATTAGATTTTAATGGTTATGAAAAGTTAGATGATTATTTAGACTTACCATTAGATGAAGAATTATTATCAAAACTTGATGAAAATCAAATTAAAGATTATGTTTCTAAAAATCAAAACGAGGTTGTAAACTTTTTAGAAATACTTAAATATGATTATTTAGGTTATGATAGTTAAAGATTAACCAAGCCGTTTGGTTATGACTGAAAGTCGCTTGAACAAATATTATTTCTTTCACTAAGTTAAAACGCTGAGGTCAATCCAGCCCTTAGGTACTTACATCTG